TGCCTTTCATCAAACGCAATTTTTCCATATCAATATCTGGAGTCCAGTTATCAACTATCTTACCGTTTTTGTCTTTACCTCTAGTGTAAACAAGTTTAACTAAATCAGGGTTAACTTCACCTTTTGCATTAGTAAAGGTTTGACGAGTAGCAAAATAAATAGATGATGCTAACTGACTATTGGTAACATTAGAATCTACGTTATTGGTAAATGCGCTTGCCAAAGTTGTATTTTTATCTAATTCTTTACGTATTTCTTCAATAGCCTTTTTAGGGTTATCAATGTATTTAATTGCAAGTTTAGATGTGTTACCTGCTACTCCTGCTCGCTTAAACATTTCAACACCAAGAGCCATATAGTAAGCATCTGGTTGGTCTTGTAGTTTAATTTCTACAGCAGGACCTTCTGAAGTAAATTCTTTTTCAAACTTTTTTCTATTCATACTAAAGGCTAAAGAAGGACCTTGTTCTGGTATTACAACTGCTCCAGCGCCATATCCCTTGGCAGCAGCACCACTAATATCTGTTGATGCTGTAACTGACATAGTTGCTTCTTTATAGCCAGTAGAATCATATCCAAATCTAACTAAATCTTCAGTATCTTTAGTAAATTGCTGGTCTAAAGGACGATTAAATCCAAATCTACCTTTTTGTATAGCAACATTGGTTTGGAGTGCTACGTTTTCTATACTTGAATCTTTATCAATGCTTTCTTTAATCTCTTTAGTAAGATTTGGTTTAAACATAGCATAGTAAACACGAGTAGGACCACCAACGCCTTTGCTATCAAAAAACTTAGCATCAGAATCTTTAACTATTCTTCCAGCACGGCTAGTTGGATAACCATAACGTATTAAATTAACTAATGTTTTAGGCGTAGCAATTAAACCAAATACACCTATTTCTTCAATAGCAGAACGAATACCTAAACGTGGAACAAGTGTTAAGAAAGCCCAGGTACTTACAATTGCATCAGCATACTTATTGTTAAATACTTGTCCAAGGGAGCGAATCTTAGCCCCTCTAGCACTGTAAACTTCGGAACGAATAGCACGAAGGTCTGGAGTGTTTAGTTCAAAAGATAGTTGATGCTCCATCGCTGCAGCAGCCCTATCAGAACCTAACTTTCCAGGGTTAAAAGTAATTGGTCTTTCTGTACTTTTAATAGTTTTTAATACGCCACCAGTAGATTTGTAAGCATCATCAAGAAATTTACGCATATCTTCTGGCATCGCTTTGTATAATGCAGCATCTATGTTTTGTTCTAATGCGTATTCTTGAGTTCCTGCAATTTTGTCAAGTTTATTCATTATTCTAGCACTATCCATACCTTGGAATAATCCAAGTTCATCAGATATTGCGAATACTAAACCTTTATGAATATTTCTACGTTGAGCAACGCTAGCAGTTGTCCATAATCTACCTAATTCGTCAGCATCTGGACGAGACATACCAGCAATACGACCTAAAGATATAACATCTTTAAGGGATTTTAAACCTTCGTCTACTTCTTTGCCGTCTGGACCAATGTATCTAGCAATTTTAATAGTCTTTGCACTAGGTGCTATCTCAATAAAGCGTGCAAATCTACTTGCTTTGCTAGCAGAATCTTTAATTGCTGCAGTTAATTGTTCTTGCGCTACTTTATCTTGAAGAAAATCTGGTCTAGCAATAGTTTTTAATAATGTTTCGCTAGTTATTCCTGCAGTAACGGCACCTTTTTTAGTTGTGCTAATCCCTGTTGTTCTAAGCATAGCATTTTTAATCTCGTTTTTATATCCACGAAAAATGCTATAGGTAGGAATAACGTCTTTACCTAATACTTTTTTACCGTTAGTAAGTAAACTAAAGTTTTCTGCATCTTGAAAAAACTTCTTAGCAGCATCAGCATTGAATACTTTTGCTTTAACCATAGCCTGAACTACATCAGGTCTTATGTCTTTGCCAAATTGTCTATTGATAATACCGAAAGCCTGGTTTGCTTCTTCTTCTGTTCCCTTAGCAAGACGCTCTACTTGAACACCAATGTTATCGTAAAATCTAGTTACTGCTTTTCCAAATAATGGATGAGTAAAAGCATCTGAAATTTTTGCACTTAAGGCTGCTTCACCAGTAATGGTTCTTCCTAAACCACCAAGTGTTGCTGCACGAGTTACTCCCAGTGCACCAATCTTTGCTACTTGAAAAGGAAGAGCAACATAAGTTAGTGGGTCAAATATAATATTGTTTGCTAAATCACCAACAGCAGATACAACACCAAAGGCTGTACGTTTAGCAGTTCCGTATTCGCCTGGTTTAACTCTAAGACCAAAGATGTCATAAGCAATATCTCTACCAAGAGAAATCTTAGCCATATTGTAATCGCCAAGAGCCTGTTGCATTGTCTTATTATTTTCAACATCAAGGTAGTCTTGGTATGCTTTCACTTCTGCAGCATCAGCCATATTAATATTGGCTAAAATTTCTCCAGAACTTTTGCCCATAGATGCCATTTTGGCAACTTTAGCAACACCTTTAGAATAAAAAGCATCAACTTTTTGTACACGGTCTCTATCAAAAAATGCTTCTCCGTTGCCCTTTGTCATATCCCAGGCTTTAGAGAATGAAATCTTTTCTTGTTGTGCAAATTTAGCACCACGATATACGCCAGTAATTAAGTTAGCGTAACTTCTTAAACCTTCTAATGATTGCTTAATGAAACCTTTTTTTTCTGGTTGAGGTAAAAAGGGTGCATTAGGATTCTGTTGAGCGATAATGTCTTGAATGTTCTTATCAAGTTTGTTAAATTCTTTACTTGCTAAAATAGGGTCGTTAAAACTGTATAAACGTTGATTAACATTTTGAATACCAGCCCAACCATTAAGTTCAGCACTTTGAGAAGGGGTAGGGGTAAACTTAGTTACAGTTTTGTACAGTTCTGCTGAATAATCTTGTATTTCTTTATTATCAGCCATTACTGTCCTTGTAATAAGGCGTTTTCGTAAATTGCTTTTACTTCTCCTGAAGAATCAGCATTAACCATACGTCCTAAAATATCTGTTAATGTTTCTGGTTCTGGATTAAGGTTACCAAAGATTTCTGGTCCTGGTCCTTCGCCAAATGGTAAACCTACTTCAGCAGGTTGGTCAGGGTATTGTGTATCAGCAGTTAATGGAACAACTGGAGATTTAGGAGCAGCAGTTGCTGTTTCAATCTTAGGAGTTTTAACACTTCCAGCCATAGGGCTTATTCTTTGTTGTTCTAGTAATGCTTTACCTTCGCCATACTTTTGTGATTTCATTTCACGAATAGGCTGAGTTGTACGGCTAGAAATATTTCTATCAGTACGTTTGGCGCTTCTACCTACGCCTGAGACTACTTCGTTAGCCATTTAGATTCCTTAAATTTATAATTGTCCTAGTAATGCTTGAATATCCATTTGTCCTTGCATTTGCAACGCTTGCTCTGGTGCTGTTGGAGAAGGACCCCCTGGAGGCGCTTCAACTGGTGCAACAGGGACAGGTTGCTCGCCAGGAGCAGTCATCTCAGCAGGGGGAACTTGTGGGGCTGGTTCTGGAGCAAAGACTTTTTGTACAGCATCTTCAATGTTTGTACCTTTTTGTCTTTCCTTTATTACCTCAGCGATGTTATTAACAAGTTGACTTGGGTCTTGTCCCTGTGCTGCGAATTGTGGTATCGCTTGTGCTAGTGAAGCAACTGATGCGTTTAAGTTATCACGCATACGCTGAACATCAATTGACTGTTGTTCTCCGCCTACGTTCATTGACCAAGGTAGTTCGCGCATTACGAAATCTCTTGATACTAAATCTGCACCTAATGCTTGTAATGAGAAGATTAATGCACGGCTTGGGTCAAGTCCTGACATCAAACCATAGCGAACTTGAACTGTGTAGTCCCCACGAATATCTCTACTTGGGTCATAACTTAATTCAAATCTTGCACCACCAGATGTGGCTGCAACTTTCTTTTCACCTGCAAATAATTTTTCGTCCATCTTAAGACATAATTCAACTACGTCTTCAAATACGTCTGACAAAATTTGTTGACCAGTTTTAACCTGGGTATCAAATGCGCCTAATAAGGCTTGTACACCTTGTCCTGTTACAACGCTGGCATTAATAACACCAGAGCGTCCTTCAGGATAACGTGCGCCAAGACGCATTTCTCTTTGTAATATTTCTGCTTCTTGAAACGCAGCAGGTGGAACCTCTAAGCCTACACGGCGAATGTTCTGCGGTTGAGCAGTTCTTAACACAGCGTCTGGACCAAAGGCGAATTCTTGTACGTCATTCGGAACTGCTAATGGAGCATTAATAGATTTCTCTGCTGCATCCATTGCTAACTGTGCAAATCTTGCGCGTGCTATTTGAACCCAAAGAACATCATCAAATTGACCTCTTGGTTCATTGTCAATTCCTGGGCGCATAGCAACGCGAACCATTACTTCACCCATTGGGTTATCGGTACTGGTTAAAACTAGATTACCTCTAGTAGGTAAATATAAAAGGATAACGTTTTTATCTTCATAACGAACCATTTCTAATTCGGAATAAAGGTCAACCTCATCCATTCTGTATCCGTTAAGGATTTCTCTTTCAAATTCTGGAAACTCCGTAATAAGTTCTGCAATAGTTTTAACATAACGTTTAGTAAATGAAACAACTTTGCCATATCTATCAAATTCAGGATATGAACCAATAGGGTTTTCTACACGTATACGTGGAAGATTGTTTTCAAAGTCTGCTTCAATAACAATAGGTAGGAAGCCATAGGTACCGTACCAGTCAGCACCTGTGTACATTTGAGTCTGTAGACGTGAGTGTTGAACATAGTTATTAACAATAAGGGTTCTGATGTCTGCTGATTTCTTAGCACGGTCAGAATTAGTATTAGTTGTTGTACAGTTAAAAGAAGGTAGTGGTGCTAGTACTTCGGAAACGTCTCTTGCTGCTACGTCAACGAAGTTTGCAATCATAGCCTTGGTTGCACCTTCAGGGAACATTTCTGGAAATACGTTTACAAGGTTGCCCCTGCGTACTTCTAGAACGTCACCCATACGAGCATCGCGTGCAGCGTTGCGGCGTTTAAGTGCTTCAACCTTGGTTGCTATCTGTGTTATATTAAGAGCCACTAATTTCCTTATTGATAGAATACTTCTGCTTGTTGTTCGGCAAATGCCTCATCTAAATCAATTACATATCTTGCGTTAAGTTGTCTTCTGGAGTGCCATCTACTATTAGTAAACTGGGTAAGATGGTTTCCACGTTCTAACCACTCACGAATAACAATTTCTGTAAACCATAAAGCCATAACGCAGTCAGTAGGTTGACGTTTACGTGCATCAGGTTTCCAGGTTATTAACTGGGTTACTAAAGCCTTAACACCTTCAGACTTTTCAGTCGAAGGCAGTTCAATCATATTTGAGTTCTTTACGAATTTTTCGTTTGTAATTGTTCCAAAGAGTGGAGCCAAAGACGCAACACCGAAATCAACGTCCCATTTGTTGTTGCCAGTGAAATGCTCACGGAATACGATTCCGCGCGAAGATAGAAAGTCACGTATTCCCTCATCTTTGGTGAGGAAGAGTTGAAAAGCATTTTTCTCCGCAACTACAACGTTAGGCTGATATTTAACAGCCCACTCTTGTATTAAGTTTTTAATTTTTTCAGGCGTTGGGTCTGTCATATTGCAAACATCAAGAACATATCTTTTCTTGTTGTCAACATCTACAGCCACTACTACTGCTGCAGTTGCTCCAGACATAGCAGGGTCTATACCCATAACTATGCGATAGTTACCAGGGTCTTTAGGATGACCTGGTGCGCCGTAATGTAATACCCCAATTTTACGCATACCTTGGATAGAACCTTGTACACATAAGGGTGAAAAAATTGAATCGTCTTCAACATCTTGTTGTTGATAAACCATAGCCCAAGTAGAAGGGGTAACTTCGGAGCGTCTCTGGAATAACGTAGGACCATCCCATTTAGGGAAAAATCCATCTACGTCAGGTGTCGTGTCCTCATCGCCATCCCAAGGTCTGTCTGACCTCGCCCATAGCGTTACCCACTTCTCTGGGTCTTCGTTGAACTCTAGTACTGCTGGCATAGCCAGATATGTGAATGGAGTTTTATTTCCAGACCAGTGCTCAGGGTTTCGAAGTTCTCGATATAGGTCAATAGAACCTATGCGTGTTCCTACAACTAAAAGTTTACCATTTTTACCAAGACGAGTTATAACTTCTTTTTGTAACCAGTTAATTTGTTTTTCCCACTCGTGGGCATTGGCACCAGTTATAACGTCATCAAGGATAATCAAGTCGGCGCGAGCACCGTAGATTTGCCCACCCATACCAAGGGCTTGGAGGGTAGGGTCTTTTTCGCCAGAATCTCTAGTTTCAGTACCTAGGTAAACCGTGTCAGTTCGCCAGGTCTCTGAGTCTTCTTTCCAGCCACCTTCAGGTCCATACATTTGCTGCATCTTCTGCCAGCGTGGATGGCTGAGGCGTTGCTTAATGGCATACACGAATTCTCGTGCTTTAGCCAAAGTCTTAGAAACGATAATAATACGAACGTTAGGGTCAAGGGCAATTCTATAGGTTGAGTAGTTAACCGTAATTGTGGTTGACTTAGCGTGCTCAGGAGGTATGTTTATTAAAACGCGATTTTTTACAGCAGGCTCATAAGTCATTGCTGGATGAATCCACTCAGGTTCACCCTTTTCAAGAAGGGATATGAAATTGCGCTGGTGAGGGAAAACCTTCATCTCTAGGTATTCCTCAGAGAAGGCTTCAAAGCCTACGCTGTTCTTGTCTGCGTCCTTGGTTTTAGCCCGAACGTCATCCCTATCAGTTCTAGCGTTATCAAGGTCAGCGCGGAAAGCCTTATCAGATTTAATCCAATACTTGACCGTATCAGGTTTGATGCCAGCCAACTTTGAGGCGGCGTCATTAGTCATCCCAGAGGCAATACCCTTAAGGTAGTCCTCTTTTTTCTTGGCTGATTCAGCCTTAAGGTGGTGCGATAATCCTGCTTTTGCTGCCATTAGAATTTGTCCTTTTGCTCCAGGGATAGTATTATATATAATATTATATTATATAAAAGCAAGTCATCAACAAAGATGACTTGCGTAAACACTACCCTGTTGCCGATGGGTCAAGGCAACAGTGTTATAAAATTATTTTGTCCCCTACTATATATAAGGTGTTACCGAGAGGTTTGGTAACAGCATTTTACAAAGTATTTTTTACAGATTGTATTATCGCAGGTCAGAGTGGGTGTAATAACCCAGGAAAATTTTAGATGGGATGCTAGCGCATACACGCACACCAAAAATTAACAATGGGGGGTAGTGTTTTTAGTGGCTAGTTTATGGATTGGAAAGGTATTTCTAGCCCTAGTTTTGGTTTGTG